GTGGAAAGATGGTGGTTTAATTCCTGAAGAAATTGTTAGAGACGAGTGGGAAAGAGTTGACCCTTACAAGTTTTATTGGGCTCCATGGGGAGACGATATTCAAAACATGCCTGTAATAGAGATTCACCACTTAACTAGAGAAGACTGCGAAGCTATGATAGGCGTCGAAGGCTACGACGAGAGCGCGGTTAGAGCGTTGTTAACGGATTTTAGTCTAACCGGTATAGATTGGTTAGATAGTGAAAATTCTGAGTTGGAAGACCTAGAAGGTAAAGATTTTGATGATTCTGGTGAAGATTTAGCAGCAGCTATACAGTTGTGGGACTCAATTCCAGGAGATTTACTTCTAGAATGGGGTTTAAGTAAAAAAGAAATAGAAGACCCTCAAAAATCTTATCCATGTGAAGTATGGATGGTAGGCACTACAATTATTAAAGCGGTATTAAACTACGACCAATTAGGGCGCAAACCTTATTACGTCACGTCGTTTGAGAAGGTACCGGGCCGTATCGACGGCAACGGCGTATCAGATTTATGTATGGACGCGCAAAGCATGTGTAACGCAGCTGCTCGTTCATTATCTAACAATATGGGTATTAGCTCAGGCCCACAAGTAGGCGTAAATATAAGTCGCCTGCCTGCAGGTGAAGATATTACTCAGATGTATCCATGGAAGATTTGGCAGTTCCAACAATCCGAGTACGGAGATTCTTCGCCGCCAATAAATTTCTTCCAACCTGATTCTAACGCTGGAGCTCTTATGCAAGTGTTTGACAGGTTTATGGATATTGCCGACGAAATGACAGGTATTCCAAAGTACATGACAGGACAACACGTACCAGGTGCGGGTCGTACGTCATCCGGTTTATCTATGTTGATTTCTAACGCAGGAAAAAGCATTAAGCAAGTAATTGGTAACATTGACCATGATGTCCTAAAGCCTATGCTTGAAAGACAATACCAGAGAAACTTAAGATACAGCCAAGACCCAGATTTAATTGGTGATGTACAAATTGTTGCACAAGGAGCTATGTCGCTTGTTGTTAAAGAAGCAGAGTCAGTTCGTAAAACTGAGTTCTTACGTTTAGTACTAGAAAGCCCTGTTGCACAAGAAATTGTAGGACTTCCAGGTACGGCTGAGCTTATGAGAGACCTAGCTGGAAATCTAAATAGTAATATTGATAGGCTTGTGCCATCACGTGAAGATGTTGAGAAAAAACAACAAGCTGCGCAGCAAATGCAGCAACAGCAGATGATGATGCAGCAGCAAATGCAGCAAGAACAGATGGCTCAACAGCAAAGTGCAAATTTACAAGAAGATGGGACAGAAATGGGCGGAAGGCAAGACAGCAGTTTCGCTCAGAGGCCTAATGGTCGCTAATTTGTTCCCATCTTATTATAATTTTAGGTATTATACGAATAAATGATTAACGTTAATAGTTTGGATTCTTCTGAAATATCGGCCCTAAACAGGCTTAGAGAACCAGGAATTAACAAAATAATTACAGTCCTTGAAGGTCAACTTGAAGAGACTAAGCAGAAACTGGTATACGCAAACGAAACGGATCAAATCCACCGTTTGCAAGGACGAGCGGAAGCATTTGAAGATCTACTGAAGGCGATTGAGGAATCGCGTAAAGTAGGGTAGGAGCGCTAGAAATAGCGCATTTGTTAAGCACACCATAACGGGAACAGCATACATTGCGCTGTAGAACAGAGTTGGTGCTTTAAGGAGAAAGAAAATGGCATTGCCAAAACAGATACAAGCCCAACTCGATGAAGTTGAAGCGTTAGAGAAACAATTAGCCCAAGGCGAAGAAACAGAAACAATTGAGCCAACAGAAGTTAAAGAAAAGAAAACTTCTAAAAAAGCCAAAGCCAAGGATACAAAAGTTGATATGACCGAAGTTCCAGTTCAACGAGAAGAGCCAGTAGCAGTAGAAGCAGAGCCGGCTGACGATATTCCAGAAGAAGTATCAGACAGCTTTAAGCAAAAGTACAGTACCTTAAAAGGTAAGTACGATGCTGAAGTACCTAGACTGCATCAGCAGGTTAGGGAACTCAGTGAGCAGATGAAGGCTATCCGTGAGGAAGCAGTAACGGCTGAGAAAGTAAAGTCTGAAAAACCGAAAGAAAGAGTCAGTTATGTAACTGATGCTGATCGAGATGAGTACGGTGATGATTTGATCGACTTTCAACGACGAGTTGCAAAAGAACATGCCCAAGAATTTGAGGGACGTTTTGAGCAACAGGCTAAAGTAATTGAGGAACTTCAAAAGAAGATTTCAACTACTGATAGTCAAGTTGGAGAGCAAGGTTTTACCCAGAGGCTAAACGCTTTAGTACCTGGATTTGACCAACTTGACAACGACGAGCGTTGGGTTTCGTGGCTAAATGAGTATGACCCTATGTCTAGGGGGCCTCGAAGAGATCAAGCTCAAGCTGCGTTTGACGCAGGGGATGCAGAAGCAATAGCTCACTACGTGAGTTTATTTAATGGTTCTGTTAACCCAGTTGATACTAGTAAGAGTGATCGTCAGAAAGAACTTGAGAAGCAGGTATCGCCAAATCGTTCTGCTAGTACCGCAAGTACGAAGAGTGCTGGTCAAAGTGACAAGATTTATTCCACTGCGAGTTCGGAAAAAGCTTGGAACAAGATTAGAACTTTGAATACTAATGGTAAGTACGATGAAGCGGAAAAACTTGAAGCTGAGCTAACCGTTGCATATATGGAAGGTCGAGTTAGATAACTTAACCTAAAAATGTAAGCAGCCTTAGCCAACAATGTTTTATTATTATAACTTTTAAGGAGTAACAAAATGGCTGCTATTTTTCCCGTAGTTGGTTCCGGTGCATTTGACACCAATCCATCGTATTCAGGTAGTTTTATACCACAATTGTGGTCTAACAAACTGAATGCAAAATTCTATCTAAACACAATGATGACTGAAATTGCCAATACCGATTGGGAAGGCGAAATCAAAAATCAAGGTGATTCAATCCGTATCCGTACTGCACCGTCAATCGTTATCGATGACTATGCTGGAGCGGGTGCAACTCTAACAACTAGAGTTCCTGTGCCTATCTTTCAAGATATGCAGATTAATAAAGGTAAATACTTTAGTGTTCAAATAAACGACGTATTAGCACATCAAGCTGATATGGACTTAATGAACATGTTTACTGATGATGCTGCTAAGCAGTTGAAGATTGCAATTGAAAATGAAGCTTTCTTTAACTGGTTTGTAACTGAAGGTGCTGTTGCAGCGAACAAAGGTGCTGCTGCTGGTGCGATCTCTGGATCATACGCGCTAGGTACTGATGTTGCTCCACTTGCCGCCGCTACTGCTGGAATGGTTTTAAAAACTATTCTTAACATGTCAGCTACGTTAGATGAGCAAAACGTTCCTGAAGAGGGTCGTTGGTTGATTATATCTCCAGTAGAGCGTCAAGCTTTAATGGAAAGCAGCATGGCGCAAGCTTACTTTACTGGTGATGCATCAAGTATCGTCCGTACTGGTAAGATTGGTATGATAGACCGTTTCACGGTTTATGTATCTAACTTGCTACCTAAAGGTACTACTTCTAAAGCAACAGTTGCTGGTTTAACTGCAGCTTCTGCTGGTGCAACTCTTACTAACGCTAAGCCGCGTCGTATGATGGTTGCTGGTACTAAGCATGCTTGTGCATTTGCTTCGCAAATTGCTAAGACAGAGCCTCTACGTAATCAAACAGACTTCGGCGATATCGTTCGTGGTCTAGCTGTTTACGGTCGTAAAGTTGTTAAAAACGATGCTCTAGTAACTGCTCTAATCGGTACTCCATAATTGGATAACTGATTAATTAGGGAGGGGGGAAACCCTCTCCTTCTTTTACAACACGCATGGAGTAGACCTTGGCAACAATTAAAGTTAGAGAAGTTATAAAACGCGTCGAAGATGTTCTCCAAGATTCGAATGTCAGATGGCCGCGTATAGAATTACAGAACTGGCTTAATGAGTCGTACCTGCAGATTGTGCAATTGCGCCCTGACTCTAACGCCAAGACCGGTACTTTTACTTGTGTAGCCGGAACTAGGCAATCTATAACTACTGGGTTCTCCAGTGCTTTGCGAATAATAGATATAGTACGAAACCTTGCATCTACTTCTGACAAGAAAGTAATTCGCCTTATTAATAGGAGTGTCTTAGACGATCAACGTCCAGCTTGGCATACCGATACCGCTACGGTAAATATCCAAAACTACACGTTCGATGTCAGACAACCTAAATCATTTTTTGTTTACCCTCC